TTGGCTTCTTCCCAAAGAGGTTGCCACTGGCCTTGCTCTTCAAGGTTTTGACGGCGCTGATCGTCTTGTTTTTTGTAAACGTCGTCAAGCTTGCCTTTGATGCCTTGAAACTTTTCCTCGGCCTCAGCAGCACGCTTTTGCAACGCTTGAATTTGCTGCTCGTAAGCAGATGTATCAACTTTTTGGGTAGCTTCAGTCTCAGCCACGGGCTGCTCAGAGGACGCCACGGGCGTCTCCTGGATGACTTGTTCTTCCATTATTAGGATTTAGTGGACTCGTCTACTTTACTAGGCTTTGCCTTTTTAGTTGTCTTTTTGGGCTCAGGCATTGGACACTCCTGATTTTTAGGAGGGTTAATCTCTTCAAAACGCATTCCCATGGGAATAAAAGCCGTTACTGCTCTACTGTACCGCTTTGCGGCGTTTCTGCCGAGTTAGGCAGAATCTCTCCCTGCACCAACATATCTCGGAACTCTTCGCGGTCGATAATTTGACCTTCAAAGAGCTGAGCCATCGCCGCAATGTCTTGCCCAATCAAGCGTTGGAGGTCAAAGTCGCGACTAATCTTGACCCGAGGTGCTTCAATCTTTAAGTAACTAGCCGCAAAGTCATAAGCTTTTTGCAAGCCAGATTCCAAATCCATTGAAACCATTGCCAGCATTGAATTAGTGTCAATGCGATCTAAGCGGCGAGCGTCTGCAGACTCAGCTACGAATTTTTGCTGGCTGAGCGTACTAATGCCCAAGCTAGCCATTTGTTGCTGAAGCTCATTAATCTCCGCTGATTGCGCTTCAAAAGCGCTAGATGCCGGTTCCACGTAATAGACCTTGT